TAGCACACCATTTCGTGGTGTACCAGAGCTGCAAAGACGCTGGGGTTAAATGATCAGAAGCGAAGTATGTTATGTTAGGTGATGATCTCCTCATTGGAGATGATCGCATAGCAGAAGCATACAAATATCGCATCCGACGTTTAGGCGTAGACTTCGCCCCTCTCAAATCACACGAATCTAAAACTCTATTCGAGTTCGCAAAACGTTTGTTTTGAAAGGGAGAAGAAATTACTCCATTCCCCATACGGGCATTATGAGTGAGTCAGAAGTACTATGACTTGCTCCCAGTGTTCTATGGTGAAATAAACAAAGGATGAGCTTTTGAATCTGAGGTGGCAAAGGTTATAGCGTCATATTACGAATTCGTTAAGGGTTTCAATGCAAGTTATTGCAAAGAAATCTATAACAAATCCGCAATCTGTGAAAAGCTCATGTTATACATGAGAGACGTTGTGCCGGCTACAGACGTAATGAAAGCCGTCTATAGGCAGCAAAATCGCACAATGCCATCATATCTTCAGGAAAATAATCTTTGTATGATTACTATCCAAGAAGCAATGATGGATCTTTTCAAGTCAAGTGACCCTGCATCCGAGAAATCAAAGAAGGAAGGTAAACCTTTAGGTTTACTCGCCGAAACTTTGGTTTGCCGGTTGACAGAGCACGTGAATGACGCTATAGTAGCGTGGGCCTGTGAAAATATCTCAAATATTCCTGTCCTCAATGTTTATGGACAGATAAGTGAGATGTACATTGAACTTAAGAAACAGGGAACCAAAAGTCTACAGAAGAAAGGTATTTGACCTCTCTTTCTTAAGACTGCTGGTTTACCCTTATCAGACGCCGTCTTTGTCGAAAGACAGAGAGACCGGCTGGCAAGGGGTGTTTCCCAGGTTGCTTTTAACTTAATGGCGATCTCATTAGATGTAAATAGAATCGGGGCAACCCGTAGAAAGGCTGCCTTGTCCTTTATGGACATGATCCGACAACGAATGAAACCAAAAGAGG